ACCACCGCCCGAACCAGTGACAATAGAGGTTGAGTCGCCAGTGCCAGTGACAATTTTATCGGCTACGTCAGTGACAATAGAGGTTGAGTCGCCTGCGCCAGTGACAATTGAATCGCCTGTGTCAGTGCCAGTGACAATTGAATCGCCTGTGTCCGTGCTAGTGTCAGTGCCAGTAACAATTGAATCGCCTGTGTCCGTGCTAGTGTCCGTGCCAGTAACAATTGAATCGGCTGTGTCCGTGCCAGTGACAATAGAGGTTAAGTCGTCAGTGCTAGTGTCAGCGCCAGTGACAATTGAATCGGCTGTGTCCGTGCCAGTGACAATAGAGGTTAAGTCGTCAGTGCTAGTGTCAGTGCCAGTGACAATTGAGTCGGCTGTGTCCGTGCTAGTGTCAGTGTCAGTAACAATTGAATCGGCTACGTCAGTGCTTTTAATTAGGTCGTCAACGACGTCATCTTCTTTCTCCCCTAAAAGGTTTATACCAACCGTAGCCGCAGTATTTGCTACATCGGCGTTAGCGGTGGCAAGAATCGTCTCCAAGTCTTTCCCGAGAAGACCGGCGGTGGCAGCGGATGGGAGCCCCGACTGCTTGGCAATAATATCAATGACTGCCTGTCGTATACTGCCGGAATCTTTTAATCCACCCGGCTTGTTAAGAACTGAGTTAATGGCTTGATCTATAATTGGGATACCGGTTGTTACGCCCACATTGGTGTTTGAGCGGGGCAGGTTGCCCGCTTGTATAACAGGCTGCCCCGCTGGGGGGGTGCCAAATACTATAGTCGCCTTCTTTGTTACGGGGTTAAGCACTAGTTGCGCTTGCTCGTAAAACGGGAAGAGTTCTTTAATTTGAACGAGCAGTGCGTCCGCAATATCTTTAGCTTTGTCCGCAGCGTTTTTTACCCCGCCAAGGACGTTACTTAAGGTGGTTTCGTCGGCGTTGGGTGCCCCTGCGCCAATCTGAGGGCTTGGTCCATCACTCGGTGTAAGACTGTTGTAAATACTCTGTAATAAAACAGGGTCATAACCGCCAGCAACATCGTATAGAGTCGTTGCACGATTCGAAAAAAGTATGTCCTCGAATGTAGGACCGCCATAGTCGGAGTCGGCAGGGTCGGAGTCGGCAGGGTCCACTACCGCTCCCGTAGAGTTACCAGCAACACGTTGAAGACTGATAAGTCCTTGCGCATTTACGGCGTTGGGGTTATGTGGGCGGGGGACTACATATGGCATGTTCTTCTCACTAATTCACTTGCGTTACGGTGTCGGTAGCGTTTCAGGTAACGCTGACACAAAAGTTACTGTTAACAAAGTAGACGGCGCGGCAGGGCGCGGGGCTGAAGCCGCTTTGTAATCAACTATTATGTCTATATCGTTTGTTGCCCACATAAGCTCTATGTACTGTCCTGCTGTTACGTCTATAGTAAAATTGTATTCAAAAGCATCTGTACCGCCCGAACCAGATACAAGGTATACCCACGGATGTACACGCACCCTAGCCGTATTTGCTACGTTTACCCCGTCTCTGCGTACCCAAAAAGACAATTCCTTAGCGGTAGCACTACTACTGGTTAACTCTACCGACAGTTCAAAGTTATAGACCCCCGAATACGTTGGGGTTATTTTTGTCTTTGGTGCTCCCGTTACACTTATAGCTTCTGCTAAATACGAGTTCTCAAACTGCAACGCATAGGCCGTGTTTATAACCGTAGCACTTTGGTCCGTAGTAGAGAAAAACTTAGCGTTAGGAAGGCTTAAAAACCTACCGCCAAACTCCCCTAATAATGTATTTACTCCGTTTCCTAACAGGTTAAAAAACAAACGTAAAATGTTGTTCAGGTCACCTAAATACTGCTTGAGCGGGCTTTCCTTGGGTATTGGCAGCGCAGGTATTTGAATCTTTTGTAGAAGCCGTTCATTAGCCACTACCCCCTCCTACCATCCGGGCGCATATCCAAACGGGGTACACCTAGTTTCCAAGCCACACCAAGAGCAGTCGATTCAAGTTTAAACGCCATTTGTCTGCCGCGCACTCGGACAAATACTTGTCCTGTAAACTTCTCAATTGGCACAACAGCAGACCGCGTTACCGTAGCGTTATCGTTTCCACCTTCAGATGCAGGGCTATTATACCCAGAGCCAGAGTTTTCCAAAGGCAGCAAAGTCATTACCGCAGCAGGGCTATTGGCAGTAGACCCATCAAAGGTTACGTCTGGTAGCATTCTGTTGATAAACATAAACTTTTCGCCGTCGTCCAAGTCAAACTCAGAGGACACTATCGTAGCTGTGATTGCTACCGCAGTTGCAGTTTCTTCGTTGTCATAACCCACTTCGTGATCGACTAAATTGTTATTGTACGTAGCAGCCACCGGGTTGTCTCTCAAGTCGGAGTCAATCCAAGCAGTGCGTGCTAACGTGCCGTAATACCAAATATCTTGCTCGTAATTATAGACTGCGTAACTGTCGATCTGAGTAGAGTCCGCAGAGCAGTAAAACCACCAAATCTCGTCAAACCGCTCGTTAGTACCCGCTATTACTTGTTCATATTGAGCGGAATTAAAGTCATTAAATATGTAACTGCGGATGCTGCATGACAGCGTTTTAACCGTAGCGTCGTAGATATAAAACTTATCCTTACCCATCCAGTAAGCTATGTTGCCGGAGTACGCCGCTGCGTTAGGGCTTGCTATAGTGATGTTGTCACCGAGTAACTGCGCACCCCAAACCTCTGGAGCACCTAAGTACTGAAGGCCATACAGGGCAGTATCAGTCCAGATTAGAATCTCTTGCCGCGCTTGGAGTGTGGTGATGATCTCACTACCTCTGGATAACCGTAGGCTACCAGCTTGGTTAGTAGCAGCAGGAGTCCAGTTAGCTACGTCTTCTTGGTCAGACCAACGGATAAGCATCGGGTCGAGTGGGCCGGACCCCAACTCGTTTGCACCAAAGCAGAACGCAAATCGGAAGATGTCTGATACGAATGCTTTATTAACTACAGTAGGAACATCTGACGCACCGGCAAGCGCAGACACATAGACCGCTCGGGTGGCTACCCCGGTGCTTGCTGCCCAGTAAAAAGGTACACCCCCACGGTAAGTAAAGAATAGGTCTTCACCAAAGTTAGCTTGGCTCCATAAACGGATGGGGGCGTTTGTAGTGTCCCCAATACCCCATTCCCCCGAACCCCAAGTACCCGCGCCCCAACCGACATAAGGCACAACAATTGCGTTACCTGTATTGATTTGGTATGCCGTAGTAACCGTGCCGCCCCCCACCGCGCTAGAGGAAGCCGCAGACGCGGCTGTTATATTGTAGGAATCATCGTTAATAAAACTGATCTGAAATTCGGCATTTAGCGTAAGGCCACCTACCGCAGTGCCTCCACTAAAAGTTACAAAGTCATTTGCAAGTGCACCGTGGGCAACATCCGTAACCAAAACAACAGCCGAACCGGAAGTTGTCGTGAAGGGGTTAGTCAGGGTAACTGTGCTGCGGATGGGGGTAACATCGTAGTAAGCCGCGCCACGCTCAATGTAATACTTGAGGTTAGTGCCTACAGAGACAAGATTTTGCCTACCAAGCGTTACCCAATTGAACATGGAACGGCAGACACCAAGAAAAGTCGCACTGGACAGGCGTACCCACCCACCGATCTTCTGAGGCATACCCCGTCTAAACCGCACTTTATCAGTTTCGTACCAACTGCCTTCGGCAGCGTAGCGCGTGTTTTCGCGGTCAACTCCGGGTTTTAACTGTAGTTTCTGAAACGGCATGCACTAGCTCCGTAAAAATTTGGCTTCGGCTGCGCGTCTACGCACAAGCCCTTGAAGTACTTTGCCTCCTCCTCGACGCCACTTGTGCAGCTCGGTTATAGCTTCGGGCCAGTTCTCTTCGTTAATTTTCCGTTGCAGGGTGCTAGCCCGGTATCTTGCAGTGCCTAAGTTATACGCGAAATCTGTTATTGCGCCAAGGGCTTGCGGGTATCTTATCAAATTAGGTGATGCTTTCAAAACGCCAATTAAATACGTTGTTTCGAGAGTACTCGATAGCCACTCAAGGGCAGTTGCTTCGCTGATGGAGGTGTCCTGCATAGTGACTTTAGTACCGTCGGGCTTGAAAACGGTTCCAAAACCAAGGCTAGGGTATCCAGCGGGGCAGATATACGGTGTAGCACTGAACCCCTCAAACTCTATGCACAGCTTTGTAGCAACTTCTAGGGATTCACTTGCTGCGTTCGTAGACCCTC